TACAGCGGTGTGGCAAGCATACCGGGGGTTACTTTTTGTAAAGTATATCAAAATGTAACAATGGTAGAGGATGTCCGCACCATTCCAGCGAAAACGATAGCCGTTGTTGTTGAGGGTGGGGATGATAACGCAATCGCACAAATGATTTTTAACAAGAACCCAATGGCCGGAACCTTTGGGGATGAGACAGTAAGTATTATTGATATACAGGGCATGACCAACACAATAAGTTTTTCCCGGCCGGCTCCCGTTGATATTTATGCTATCGTTAACGTAACAGTTGTTGATGTTGGAAAATGGCCTGCAACGGGCGAGGAGGACATAAAGGCAGCAATCGTCGCGTATGCTCTTGAGCACTATTCTTTACCGGGTGAAGATATATATTCCTCTGATTTATTTATACCTGTATTGACAGTTTCGGGAATAAAAATAACAGGTATAACAATAGCAAAGACAGAGACCCCGGCAGATGATGAAGTGCCCCTTGCATGGAATGAAGTTGCTAACTTTACAACTGCAAAAATCACGGTAGTAGTAACGAGTTAATATAAAGGAAGTCAATATGACCGGGCCTTTTTTTCAAGACACTCAAGATACACAGTTTAAGGATACGCAGGACGTTTCTTGGCAGGCTGCGGCCTCTGCCCCTACTTTATCCTTTCAAAATGCAGGGATTAGGTCTCTTTTTGTTGGCGGGTTTATTCAGTACACAGTTTTACGTACTCAGGGGGGCGTTGCTACTGATGTAACCAGTCTGTGCCTATTCTCTTCTTCTCACCCCTTACTTGCCTCCGTTAATGTTTCCGGGCGTGTATCTGGAGTGTCCTTAGGTGAGGTAACCATAACAGCAACGTATGACGGCCTGACATGCACAACGATTTGCCCTGAAATAGTTTTCCCGGAGAATCTCTCCATTACAACGATTGGACAGGGCGTTTTTCCGGAGAGCACTGCCTTCATTAACGCAGAGCAAAGGGTGTTGTCTCAGTTTCGACAATCCCCTGTTCTTCTTTCTATCCTTATGGCCTTTATCGGAGAGGTCAAAGTGCTCCAAGATGCCATTCGAGATGTTATGGCAAAGAGAACACTTTATTTAGCAAGCGGGGAAAACCTGGACGTTATTGGTCGGATTGTAGGGCAATTACGTGGCCTCATTAATCTTACCGAACAAAATTGGTTTACTCCGGATACGGCAGGCAGTTCTGTTGATCAAGCTCGTGTATGGGTAGAGAATGCGGCGCTAGAGGGGGTCGTTTCCGCTCCTGATGTGTTTTCGAAAGTGTTTATTCAAGGGAAGATATATCGCAACAATGTACGCTACGGTTCTATCCCGGAGGTACAACAATTTGTATGGGCCCTTTTTAACATTCCAATAAGTGTTATTGTTACCGGTCCACTAACCATCGATTTGGTGGTGCCTGACTCGGTTTCCAACGATACTTTGGCGTCCTTGAATAGTTTAGTGCGCTTGCGGACGTGTGAGTCAGTGTATTTGTTGCCGGTTCCTGCCGGAGTGAAGATAGATAATGTTATAAAGTTTTCAGACTATTCAGTGTAACTAAAGGAGGAAAAAACATGAAAAGATTTACCGCATTTATTAGCGCCATTTTGATACTTACTTTTGTGCTGGGGCTTCCCGGATCAGCAGTAGCGGCGTCAAATAGAACAGCCGTTGTCGGCGGTATTTGGGCGAAGGATGCCCCCGCTCCGGGAAATAATCCAATAACAGGAACCACCTACGCAAACGACGCCCTTTCTGAATCGGTTATAAACAATGGCTGGCCGTTTTCTCAAGTAGTGAATTCGGCTACTTTCAATGAGTTCATGCGCCGCATTTCGATAATCCTTACGCTTTCGGAACAATGGGGTGTTCTTCCGTGGAGCACGTCAACGGCGTATACTACGGGTGCGGTGGTAACAGGAAGTGACAACTATCAGTACAAGGCTTTACAAGGCTCTTCGGGAAAAGACCCTGTGTCGTATCCTACATATTGGGCATTGGAAAATGCCAGCGTTCCAAACTACGCCTTATCGACGGGCTCAAATAACGCATACGCTATTACTATACCACAGAAGAACGCACTCACCCCCGGGCAGCCTGTATTTTTCAAGGCAAACTTTTCAAATACTGGGTCTTGCACTTTAAGTGTTAATAGTCAAACCCCGGTAATAATAAAGAACGCGCGAGGGGTTGTTTTATCATCCGGGGACATCCCGCAGAACGCTATCGTTATGGTCACTTATGACTCTGTGGCCGCAAACTACGTGCTGATATCCGGGAATGTTGCTTATTTATCGGAGCTTGCCGCCTTTGCGCTGAAAAACGGAAGTAGCAGTAATAAGTTCTCTGTCGCAAATGGCACGACCGGAAATGACGCTGTGAACTATGCTCAGATGATAGCTGCCATCGCAGGAGTGACGGGCGTTGATCTTTCGGCCTATGCAAAAACAGCGGATGTCTCAACAACGCTACAGTCGTACGCGAGGTTAACAGACCTTACCCCGTATGCACCAATATCAATCCTTTCTGCGTACGCCTTAAAGAATGGAGACGTGGCCAACAAATTTTCTGTTGCAAACGGTGTAGCAGGAACAGATGCGGTGAATGTACAGCAGTTTCCTGCCGTTTTGTCAGGAAACGGTTGTCAAAAGTTACCCTCTGGTTTGATAATACAATGGGGGAAAACCATAACACCCACTGGTAATATAGGTAGCGGACGGTTTACGGAGGGTGTGTCCTTTCCTTGCCAGCAAGCTTTTACAACAGTTTTTAGCGTTTCTGTCCTTGTGGTCGCGAATGAAACGGACTATCAACCGTCAGCATCCTATGGAGTAACTGGAGTTACAAAAGACGGTTTTACTATAGCTTATGGCGAGTGGTTATCGGGAACATCCCAGCAATTAGATGGTTTTTATTGGGTGGCTTACGGAAAATAAACCACTCTTCTAATGCCTCCTAGAAGAGCGGTGTTTGAAGGCTCGGGTGATTGTTTGGGGTTTCACCCGAGCCTGTTTATTTAAAACCAAGCAAACGAGAAACCCAACGTTCACTCTGACCCATTGGGTGGCACGACACTTCTGCAATTTTTGTAAATAGATTACAGTGTCTTACAAGTTCCCTTTTTTCATACCAAGCAACTTTAGAATTATTTCCGGTTAACCATTTTATAGAATATGATATTTGGTTTTCAGGATCTGGTTGACTGACGTTTACATTGACCTCTTGAATAAACCCCGCATTTCCATTCGCATCTGTAACAATATCATACGGCTTATATGCTTGTTGGATTGTTTCTTGTAAAACAGTACTCACTACGCTTCCCCCTTTCAATTAATACGGATTTGGCTTATGCCATCCCGCATATAGAAGTTAATCCTACGATCGGCGTACTCGATTTGCTCCGTAATATGGCTTACCATGATTATCTGTAGATGAAGATCACTTTCACTCACTTCCTTTATAACTTTCGCCCCTAATACCGGAAGGTTCCCGCCTTTCAGCCACTTCAGAGGTTCATCCAAGAACAAAACGCTTGACGTTCGCCGGGGCGCGAGGCTCCACATAGATGGGCGTAGTGCAAAGGCCGTAAGATCAACTTCGCCGCCACAGCCTAAACTCAAGGGCGGAATCTTGTATTTACCCTTTGAGAACGATATGTCCGCCTCTGTGCGCCCCCTACGAAGTACAAAGTCGAAATCCAGCTTGAAGGGATCGTCAAAAACAGAGGCAAGGGCAAGCGTACCTAATTCGCTCAAGTGGTACTCTAACTCCTTTTGAGTTAGTTGTGCCACATTCTGTATGGTGATTTGCGCCTCTTCACAGTATATGGACTGGAGGCGAAGTTCTTCTAGTTCTTTTTCCGTCCGTTTGAGGTCAAGCTCCACTTGCGCCCGGCTCCCCTTGCGCTGCTCGAGCTTTTGACGAAACTGTGAGGCTGTTTCTATTGTCTGATCTGTCATTTTTCTTCCTTTTTGGCTTCCCAGCCCGCATGAAAATCAAGCCACCTGTTTTGGACATCTTTGTCCCTAAATCCGCAACTTTCCCCGGCCCAATGTTTTCTTAAAGAAACCCGAAAAAGGCCGGAAGACATCTCTTCCTTAACTTTTTTAACGAACGCATCTCTGCAAGCATATACATCTGTCAAATCTACAATACCCATTATGCCCCCCAATTATAGTTTTCTTTCAATGCGACTACAGCATCGGAGAACTGAGTATCGAGTTTCTGTACTTCCTCCGTTTTGCTTTTTATAAGCGCATCAATGCCTTTTAAATCCTTAACTCCAAAACCCTCTTCTGCCTGTTTCAGAAGCTGGTTGCGTTCTCCCTCGATACGTGTTTTGTCGGTCTTGGCCGTATCAACCTTTTCCTTCATGTCTAACAAGTCTTGTGCGAGATTTGCTGCCATTGTCGTCCTCCAGTTTTACCCATTGTTTTCTTGATTTGTGCCACCTATATTCTGCGTAGCCCCCGGGGAATTTGAATATAAAAAGTACCCCGTGCTCTTCTTCTTGTGTTGTCGGAAGGCAAGTAAGAACTCGTTCACACTCCATATCCGGGAATGTTATAAGTAGTCCGTTCATATATCCCACAACCCATATACACCCAGTCTCTGCATGCTCAGGGGAGTCGTAGGAGAACAACCAGTTCTCGAAGTTTTGTTTATGTCGGATACAACAATCGGAAGTACAAGTCCTACGCCGTTCCATTTATATTACCCACGTGCCCGTTTATGTATTTATTCCATTTTTTAACGAATGCTTTTGACTTGCTTACAGGAAGACCACACCCACAAGCGCATTTAGGTGGGGCTGTTCTTCTCATGCTTTTTGCATCTTCTTTCTCCCACCATTTTCTTAGTGCAACCAGTCTTTTTGTTTTTACTTCTTCAGATAAGGGACTTTTTTTGTATTTTAATACCAAAGCCTGCGATATTTTTTGTTTGTTTATGTCCGACATGGGGCCGTGTGGAACTTTAAGACGTAGTCTGTTCTTTTCAGATAGGGGCTTTCCTTTTTTCGCTTTAGAAAGAACCTTCCCAAACCCAGAATATTTTGGTTTTCTCATTTTTTGTAGGGCCTCTTCTGTATGCGGTCCCCTTGGGAGTCTGTGCTTTTCTTTAAATTCTTCAGATCTAGGCTGTCTCATTTTTTGTTTTGTTTCTTCAGAGTGCTTTTTCCCCGTATTCATTTCTGATAAGTGTTTTCTCATCTCTTCTGTAAAAACATAACCAGAAACACCCTCCCCACCTGTAGTTATATTATACCCTTTTGGCGTTCTGCAATCATAAAAAGCAATCCAGTATTTTTCCTTCCCACAAAGAGTTTTCCAGTCGTTTGCTGAATCTATTACTGAAATAGTGAAAGATTGTAGTCCGTATTTTCGTAGTGCGTTCCCAAAGTATGTATTAGATACTAGGTGTTCGACAATCCTTTTATTTACGTCGCGTGTTGTTATTCCAATATATACTTTACGACTAACTTTATTTTCTGCTTTATATACTATCATACTTATTTTACAAAAGACCAAATCATGTCCTTTGTTCCTTTACGAATACGGTTTGTACTTAAAAAAGTCTCTATGTTTTCTTCAAAGGATAGACCAATATCCCCCGGCCCCGAATTAAGTTTGTTTACAAAGGCGTCTATCCTTACGTCTTTGTGCTCCACAACATCCAGGTGCTCCCTACTGACTACGCCCTCAGTAATAGGAATGAACTTCTGCTCCACCCTGTTCTTGTCGGCATACCAAAGGAAGACGCAAGGCTTGTGGTCTACCTGATCCGCTTTGTGTCGAGTAAGGCTCCCGGGATTGACAAGCATGCGCCCGTCCTTTTCTACTGTAAACGTTTTATGATTATGACCTGTGATTACGAGATCGTACCCGCTCATGCTTTTTAAGAACTTGTCGGCCCCGGGGTCGGTACAGCCGGGGAATGGAGAACGGCCAATGTAAGTCATGTAGTGGCAAAGGGCCACAGAAGCGTCGGTACAATCTTGTGGTTCTATTCCCCATGGGAACCCCCGTACTATCATTCCCTCACCCTCTAATACTTCCCCGGCTTTTAATACTTTAACCTTCCCCGCCTCTTCCAGAACACTCAGTCCGCTTTTATCATATAGATCGAGACTGTGAGAAGGAAGATCGTGGTTCCCGGGGACGGTTATGATCCCGTTCGGTAAATGCCGCAAGGCCCATTGTAAGAGATAGGGGGAGGGCTTCCAGTGTTGGAAGATGTCCCCGGCGTCTAATATGGGACATTCCCACGCCTCCTGCAACTGGGAGAGCCAAAGAAGTTTTCGCTCTTGCTCTTCCCAATAGTTGTCCGTTCTACAGATGGGTTGGTCTTCTCGTAGATGAATATCGGCTGTTATGATAGCGTCAGGAGTGCTCATTTCTTATTCTCCGTTTTGTACAAGAGCTTTGTATATATAGAAAGTTCGTGTTCTTTTATACGAAGAGTCTTTTCAAGATTGCTTATTTTATGCCTCAGCTCGTCGTTTTCTTTCTTGACTCGCAGCCAACTTGAAATCCAGTTTATTAGTTTCATGCTAATCACTCCTCCCGCATAGTGGGCAAACATCTGGCATTTTTGCGTTAAACGCTTCTTCTACCCTTACTAGTTCCCGGCCTATGACTACAAGCCTGTCGTCGCAGGCCACTATATTGACGCGAATCTTGCGTAAACTTGCAACGTAGGCCGATGTCGTCCGTAAAGACTCTTGCAACTGCCGGGCGGCCACGATGTCGCTCTCCGCTTCGATTATTCCTATTAATACGGTCTCCTTCTCGTTCCCTGTCTTTAGTTGACTACTTATGCCTTGCAATTTCCGTATGTCTTTACGTATGCTGTCTATCTTCTCAGGGAACTTCTGCGCTGCTGTTATCTCCTGTTCGGCTTTTAAGATAGACGAAATGTTGTCCATTTTTTTATCTGTTGCGTCTATGTTGTATCGCAAGGACGTAAGACGTGAGATGTCCTTCTGTACCCCCGTCCTTTTTGTTTCTATCCCCTCAAGTAGGATAACATCCCGTTCCATATCGTCAAGATATGCGAACTCCGTAAGCTGCTTTGACAGACGTTCTACAGACGCTTCCGTGGTTTTAAGGCTTGTGGCGATACTAAACTTCTTCTTCTCAGATGCGGATACGGCCCGGTCAATAACATCGAGATTGACCGCTTTGTTTACTATGCGGGCCACTTCCCCCGAGTTATTGCTCAAAAGGTAATAACTCGACATCTGACTTTGGAAATTGACATCACTTAGATTGAGAGCATTCACAACTTCTTGCGGCGGCGCACCGTTTCCTATGGCACGCAGCTCCTTTTTGTTGGCCCTGTTTAGTTCGTTGAGTTCGTAGAAGTTTCCCTTGTTGTCGTGCCCACGGGCAATTACATTTCCATTCGACCACCGGGTTTCCACCAGCATGTCCCCTCCCCAATAGCTTTGATACATTTCCCATGAAGGAGAGGTGATGTTATTGAACATCCAGTCCAAAGCCTTAAACACGTTGGACTTGCCTGTTTTGCTATCCCCTACAAGGGCATTGACGCCCGGGTGAAACTGGATTGTAGTATCCTTGTGGGACAGTATGTTTACGATACGAACAGACTCCAGTATATTTCCCATTATCGCCCTCTTCGGAAAAGTTCATTCATGTACTTATAGTATTCTCTCATATCTTTCTTTTCTTTGGTTGTTTTTGGCTCTGGTGGAAACACCAGGTTGCAAAGAAAGTCTCCCCACGCTTTCCTATAAATCTCGCGTATTTCTTTTAGTGTGTATTTTCTCATAGACCTTTCCGGCGGGACCACTCTGCTATCAACAACCCGTCGGCGTCCCCCTTCATGAATTGGGCAAGCTGGGGAAATAGACGGCGGCCCATTTCGAGGCTGGCGAGTTTGAGTGCTTCTGGTCCCTTAATCCCCCGGGGCAGCATGTCTTTCTGCCATTCCTTACTGTCGACGAATTGCATAGGGATTTGTAACAGATCGAGAACGGTAAGCGTGGCCTCCAGTGCACGGACAGCACTCAAAGTTGCTGTAAACATGCCGGGGTTCACTAGAGGACGTTCCAGTAATACTAATGAAAACACCTCTCTTTCGAGCAGCTCTTTTAAGGCCACAACGTTTATGCGTGTTATATGTGATACCTCTTTTTGATAATTTAAACAGGATATAACAGGTGTTTTATGATATGATGCCCCGTACCCGGAACAGGGTATAATTCCTATACTCCCGGTTACTCCGTTGTCGATTCCAATATACGTTTTTTCAGGTCTTTTCGTTCTGTACATAAGTTAACCCCCCACCACTGTAATAAGGCCCTTACCTTTACTATGGAGCTTCGTCCTTAGTTCCTCTACTTCACGATCCGCCGCCTTTCTAAGACCTATTTCCCGGTCAAGAATAGCCAAAAGGTCCGCAATGCGGTGTCTCTGTACTTCAATTAGATGATCTTTTACCTTGTCCGGGGTAAGTTCTTTTAGGCCGCAGGAACACTCGTAGTACTGGATGGCTCCTGAGGTTTCCATTTTGGTTAACTTATGTTCGATTACGAATAGTTTTTGGGACATTCTCCCCCTCCTTTTGGTTTGCAGGAACTGCAGGCAAAGTCCCCGGATGATATACTTATGTTTAATAACAAACAGCGTGTTTTCTTCTTGCTCAAAAACATACACTTACTTTTCCTGCACGTGACCAATTCTTTCATACATACCCCTATAGTGAAAAAATTCCGATCTGCATCCCGGCGAGCTGTTTCTTACTGTTTATACTCAGTGTCTTGAAATCAGCCGCCTCTGCAATGATCCAGTTTTCCCTACTACGTACTTCGTAAAACAAGGTCTTGCCGCCAACTGAAAATCGACAATTACAAATCTGTACAGAATAGTAGGGTTCCCGTATATACAATCCTGTCTCAACTTCGTGGTACCCGTTGCCCACAAGCCATTTTTTAACCTGTTGTCTAGTCACTTACGACCTTTCTATAAACTCAAGGTCTGTCTTCTTAAACCTTTGTGGATATTCACCTGGGAAAAACAATACGGTTACATCTATGTTTTCGTCCCCTGTTTGCGGGTCAATGAAACAAACTACGTCCCCTCGCTTCCCAAAATAATCGCCTGGCTTTTTTACCATAACAATCTTTCCTATAATGGATTTCTCCATATCATCAAAACCTCGGAATCCTGTTTAGTCGTACGCTTTCTTCCCGTTCCCGCCATACCTGGCCCGCCAGACGTTTTAAGTCCGGGAGCTTGCCCGATGTTACGATCATGTCCATTACTTCCCCGGTGCCGTCGAGAGGATAAGATCCCTTTACGCCAATATCCGGGGCATCCAATACGCCTCCAGAGCTCTTCTTCCATACGCCCAGCTTGATGAGGAAATCAATCATAGAGCGGATGTCGTCTACGCCGTAGTCATACCAAATATCGAAGGCCACTTCGCGCAACTTTCCGTTCAGCTTGTTCTTGGTTATCTTTGCCTCGACTTTAGTCCCTACTTTTAACTCGTTCAGTTTATGTGTTCCCGTTTTATTGAGCCACACTTGATGTGATGAATAAAAGAAGGGGGCCTCCCCGCCGCTTGTAGTCCACGGATTGGAGAACGCTGTAGCGTTTGTGTTCTGACGGAGCTGTTGAACGATGATGAGAAGGCTTCGTGTTTCCTTGAGGCTTTGGTTTACCATGCGAAGAACTTTTCCAAGAATCTTCGCCTTTTCCATGCCGTAGCTCCCGGCGATCTTCTTCGCCGCTTCCTCACTCTTTGCCGCTGCCAACGCCTTACGCATTTCCTTCTCTAACTCCTCGTCGGACGTGAGAGCGTCCAAGGTATCAAGTACGTATATAAAAGGGCCTTTTTTCCCGGCCAAAAGGATATTGGTTTGGAACTGCTGTACGGTATTGGAAAGTCCTTGCGGGGGCTCTTCTACTGAATCCTCCACGTTGTCACCAAACAGAAAACGCGTATCAAAATTATAGGCCGCCTCTGCATCATCCCGGTAGAACGAGTAGTCATCAAAACGTACATCGTTCACCCCTTCTGCAAGGGCCGTCTCCGCCAGCATGGATTTCCCTGAGGTACTGGACCCCGGGAGAGTCTGTATAGTTCCCAGTTCAAAGGCACCTCTCGTGTTGTCTGTGCATGCGAGATTTACCATTGTGGAGCCCGATGGATATAGGTCTTGCGGCTTTACTTCTCTACGAGGCCTTGCTACGTCTTTTACAGACTCCTGCACCTGTTCCGGGATGGTGGCTGTCGTTCTATTTCTTTCCATCGGAAACCACTCCCCCTTTCTTGAAATTTCCCTCAAGAAACTTGTTGAATTTTTCTTTATCTACAAACCACTTGCTTCCCGCTCCACCCGGCTGAAAGCCCAGTTTGTTAGTATCCACCCACTTTAGAAGGGTGGCGTACGTAATATTCATGCCAGCCCTCTTCGCTTTCTCAAGTGCTTCCTCTGGCGTGAAGTACTTTATTTCTTCCTCTGTTTTGTGTTCTTCTGTTGTTGCCATGCCGCCCTCCTTCTTTTATTGGGGGAGAGAGCCGGGAACGGGTGAACTAGTGATAAAACGTTGCCCGTGCGTGTCCTCGTTCGTCCCGGCTCTCAACTTACCCTATTTACGAGTCCTTGTGGTTCTCGTTGCCATCCTGTCCGCTTCGTCGCGGCAGCCTTCCCATATTGTGCAGTCCGGGCAATGGTTCAACTTGTCACAGTCTATAACATAAGTGCCGCCTCCCGGAGCCGGGCATACCGCCGCATCGCTATTGGGTGCTGGGGCCTGTGGTGCGGGTGCTTGCGCCGCTGCCGGGGGCGGGGTTGGTGCAGGAGCTGCTGCCCCCCTTCTTCTTGTCGTCCCTGTTTCGGTAGGAGCCGCTGCCGGGGCTGGGGCCGGTGCCTGTGCCTGTGCAGGCTCCGGGGCGGGTGCAGGGCTTTCTGTTCTTGTTTGCCGCTGTCTCTCTCTTGGCTGTTCCTGAGGCTGTTCAGTCCCCGCTGTTTGTCGTCCTCGTCGTCCCTCTGTAGGGGCGGGAGCCTGTGCCTCTCCCCCAGCGTTTGCAGGCTCGACCTCGTCCTCAATCTCCAAGAAAATCTTGTTGAGTTCTTCGTATGACAATTCGACAAGGCATTTATCCAAATTGATCATTTCGGACAAAATGCTACGGTCATAATTCCCACGGGCCACGAAATCCACTCGGCCAGCTTCCAAGAATTTGTTATCGCCCAATTGTGCCTCGTCAAAACGAACCTTTAAAGTGAACCCATCTGTAAGCCCGGCGAATCCAAACCATTCAGGCTCCCCCTCTCTGCATTCCTTTTCAACATAGACGCCGAAGGTGTGATAGCTGGATTCAAAAACCTGAGTCACCTTTCCTGTATCTATATTGAAAATCTGACGTTCTCTGGGGCGGAGGTCGTCGATGAGCTCTTTGTTTTTCTTGTAGCCGTCTTTTATCAATGCCGCCCGGCCTTCGCATACTGGACACCTTCTCTTGAAGGTCTTGGCGGGGCAGATGTATTTACGCCCCTTTTCCGTTCCGATGTTGGAGTGAACATGGAATGTTCTCTCGTACCACAGCTCCCCGGGGAGCGCAGCCGGATTGTGGCCTTCCGTTACTTCATAAACCACAACATCTATGAGGGCGCGAGAACCCTTTTCTGATTTTACGGCCTCGTAGTATTCTGTACCGTCCGGCAGACGTAGATAGCCGCCCCCGCTCTTGTGACTCTGTTCCTTCTCCTCCGCTTTGCGCCTTGCTTTGTCTCGTAATGATTCCTGTGCCATACCGTACATCCTCCTTGATTTGTTTTACTGGTTAAGTCTCTGACGTGCCATTCCTCTCGTCGTTTCTTTTATCTTTTCCGCATGCTGTGAACCTTCGTATGCCGCTTGCGCCGCTGTTAAATCCCGTGGCTCCCGTGGCCCGGCAAAGTAAGAGGCCGCATGTAGGCGCACAAGGTTTTCTAATGCGCTCTTACGCTGTTCCATGCCATTGACGGCCACTTGGGATAAGTCCGCTGCCAAGCAGTCTTCTTGATATGTTTCTACAGCCTGCTTGTATTCTTGTGAAGACTCTACAGCGGATATTACAGAATCTACCGTCACTTTTTCCACCCCATATTTAGAGGGGTTTGTTCTTACATCCTTGTCAACCTCTGCCCGCTTGACGTCCCGGGCCTGTTTTGACCTGTCACGTTTGTCGCGAGCCCTTGCCGAAGCTTCTGCATAATAGGAATACAGTGCGGCTTGATTCAGCCACATTACATCCAGTTGTTCCGGGTCTATTTTTACATCCTGTCGATAATCTCGTTCCATTAGTTTCCTCCTTTTATTACATTATATATTTTGATAATCATGTAGATGTTGTATGCCCAAAGTAACGGAAGGCCGATGCAGTACCAGAAAGCCTTTGCCCTCGCTATATACACATACTTTGTTAGATACTTCATCTTCTTCATGTCCCTGTCCTCAACCTCTTGATAGTACTATAAATTAAAAAGCGTAAAATTGCAAGCAAAACTTTTAACCGTTCAAAGCCTTATAGCAGGCAAGCACGAGTCCGGCCTTACCATTGTTGAAGAACGGCTTCTCGAAGGAGTCTAGAATAAGAAACGCCCGGGGATTGTCGTCCTTCATTAAAACGTTGGAGCAGTATGTGAGCATACCCTGCCGTACCTGTTCCAGATTTTCCTTTTCTAACCCGGAGAGAATAGGCCCCAGCTTGCCCCACTTTTCCCCCTTTATAAGAGCCCGGTAGAGTTCGATAACGGCGTTGTTTCTTGCGGCGGTTGTTGCGGCTACCGCCAACATGTCTTCCTTTGGGAGGTCTATGACCTTTTCCAATACCTGCAGGGCGTCTCTACAACTTCCCATACTGTCCGTGGCTATCTGTTTGAGAACATCAAGAGGCACCCGCTTGCGCTCCGCCGATACTATCTCCCGGAGGAATTCTGCCATTTCCTCTTCTGATAGTGGTTGCATTTCGAATGTAACGCACCGGCTACGCAGAATTGTGGACAGCTCTTGCGGGTCTGTTGTGCATAGGATGAAGTATACGTGGTCGGGCGGCTCTTCCGTTACCTTTAACAGGTCGTCTTTCCCGTCCTTTGTTATCTTATGACACTCGTCAAGGAGCCATATCCTGCAGTCGCTTTCCATTGGGGGATACGATACTGACCTCCGTATCTCTCGTATTGCGTCTATTCCCCGGGCGTCTGCAGAATCAACTTCTTTGTAGTCAAGTCCTTTACACCCTAGTGCGGCGGCCACCAACCTGCCCATTGTTGTTTTTCCGCAGCCATGAAAACCGATGAAGAGCCAGGTATGAGGAATCTCCTCTTTCTTGCGAGTCAATATTGCCTTGACTGCCTTTACAACCATCTTATTCCCGGCCCCGGCTATCTCGTCGAAGTCCCCGGGCCTGTACGCCTTTGCTAACGCCATTACTCGCCCTCCTTTAGTGGTACGAATAGACAGCAGGGATTTTCAACACCCACGGCGCAGCGCATTGCATTGACGCTCTCTCGAACTGGGTCTGATCCGAACATCAGTTGAAAAGCAATCCTCTCGCTGTCTGTAAAGACTCTGTTCTTAACTGTAACGGTAATGTGCCTATGAGGAAGCCCACTTTTACTTGGACGAATATCGAAAGCCATGTCCCACTCGATCCACCGGTGAACACTTCGCATGCGCTTCTCGAAGTCGTCATACGATTTTTCACTGTCTATATCTAGTTGTAGCTGATTAGGCTCCGGGTAAACTACTCGGCAGCAGTTTATCTTGGCCACCTCCTCGCAGTTTCGGTTGAAGTCGTACATCCGCTCCCATGCCTCTACGTTTCGTTCCGTTGCTTCTCTCAAGTCTTTCTCTGTCATTGCGCCTCCTGTCTAAAGATGTATTTCTTTTTTATCGTACCAAGATTGATCAATCTCGGTTATTGCTATCTCTACGTCGATTGGTACTAGAATCCATTTATATTTCTCCATAAGCTTCGTCGTCATGATTTCCTTGATAGTGCCCAGCAAATCCGCTTCTTCCCCCGGCTCCTCGTCCACTATAAGTTCGTCATGTATTTGTCCTATGATTTCCGATTTGAAACGATTCTCTACTATGAAGTCGTCTATGTCAATCATCGAGCTCAGGGTAAGATGAAATGCGCTGCCCTGAATAGGATAGTTTATGACTTCATTGCGGCGCATAACGCCTTGACAACGGAAGCCTGTAAGCGTATCGATATACCCCCTCTTCTGATACTCTGACCACCAGTCGTCCTTCCACTTTGTATACTGAGGAAAACGTTTGTTCCAGAAATGGTTCTCCACACGTTTCATGTGGCGTTCGAAGTCTTCTAAACACTCTATCTTTTTCGACGCCAGGTGGTCGATTAAGCGAACGCCCCCGGGCAGCATGTGCGTATCTTTCTTTGCGGAGAACCAAAGAGCCCATGCGCAGGTCTTATACCAGTCCCCGTAGAACTCAGGAAATACGAAATCGCTCTTCCCGCTGTTTCTGATTGCTTTGTAATACTTCGTTCCGTTCTGTTTATCAAGGGCAAGAGTCAAATCCATTAGGTGTTTATCGATGAGATAGATTTCCATTGCCATATCCCGGTGCATATCGCTCTCGGGATTTGTGTTATACTTTGTCATCGTGGGGTCTTTGTGATAACAGTTTGCTACCCTTACTTCAACCCCGGAGAAGTCAATACTAACTAACTTCCGGCCCTTCTTCGGTTTTATCGCCCGCCGACAGATCTGACGAATCTCTGGGTCACGGTTGGGGATATTCTGGAAGTTCGGCATACTGCTGCTGCTTCGGAAGGTAACTACGTTGTCCAGTCTAAAGAAGGGGTGCATGACCCCGTCGACGGCGGCGGACACGAAGTTTGCGAGATATGTGTCCTTTGCCTTTGCCAGCTTGCGCCGCCGCAACAGGTAGTCCAGTTCCGGGACATCTGACGTAAGGGCCTCTAACGCCTCCGCCCGGCAAGACGGTTTTCCTTCTGGATATGTCTTCGAGGGTTCTGTTCGTTCCGTTGGGATGAACTTCATCTTGTCGAAAAGAATAGTGGCCAACTGATCGTCGGAATTCAGATTGAGCGTTCTTCCGTATGTGGCCCGGCCTACTCGTCCTATTTCGGAGTCGGCCAACTGTGCATCGAGACGTTCTATTTGTCGGCCCAGATGCCTCTGCATGCGGTGACAGTAGTCTATGTCTACGTGGATACCTGCCCGCTCCGCCTTTGCCAATACTAAGGAGCTTCTGTGCATGAGTTCGTATGCTTCGAGAGTATATGGGGTCATTAGAGATCAAATCCTTTGTCTTCCGTTTGGAACCGGGTACGTTCCATTTAATTTCCCCTCATGCGAAGTGATGAAAACCTGTCTGTATGTCTAAATGCGGTACAGGGTGCCCCGTTGTAGCAGTCGTTGTCCTTGTCACACGTCCCGGCATATAGACAGTACTGAGTCTTCTTGTTTTTCTTTTTCCTCGGCCCGGCCTTTGTTTTGTACTTCACTTTATCATCCTCATCTGAATTTCGGACAGTCTAAACTCAAGCAGGCTATCCAGTCCGTTGTATACTAATAGGTCATCCATAGGAATCTCGTGAATACGGTTGAAGCTGTTCCCCACTTTGTTCTCCCCGGACTTTAGGAGCGGCTCTATATGACTATCGTAGTCGCATAGTCCAAAATGTATATACGCTTGGAACTTCAGACCAGAGGACAGAGACCTGTTGTCTATAATGTGGGCGGCTATCATGCTATCCCACTCCCAGTTCCCAACATGCACTCCTAATATCTCTTTCGACCACGTATCCTCAAACTTCATGTTATGTGCCCGCTTCGGAATAAAGGGGCTTGATATTACCTCACACAGTTTACGGCGCACAACACCGTCCTCTGGAATAGGAAAGGCAAACGCCTCCATGCCAGATGTGCTTATGGAGCACGTCACTATGCGGTGCCCCGGGGCCTGTGGTTTCAGTCCCGTGGTCTCGTAGTCAAACGCAATGGATTGTCCCCAGTCGATGTAACTTTGCAGGCGATTGTAAATCTTGCGACTATTGTATTCCCGAGTCACCAAACTCTTTTCATTTAGGAAGTTCGGCATGGGCTCTCGCAACTTGTCAAACGCTTGCTCTAAATCTTGGTCGAATATAACTTCGACGACCTTGTTATCCATCTTTAGAGAACGCTGTACATAGGAGGGATGAAATGTGGGGCAGACCCATGCGGATACGTCTCGGTCGGGAATGGTGAATCCCCGCCACCGAGATATGCCGCCGAGGTCTTTCATCCAGCGGCCACCCAGAAAAGATTCGACAGCCGGGCCGCCCAATAGGATTATCATCTTCGGACGGAAGCTTTCTATCTCTGCCCATACCCGGGGCCTGCAGTGGTTTATCTCTTCGCTTGTTGGTGTTCTATTGTTGGCGGGCCTACAGTTTACAGCATTTATCTTCCTGCAGTCCCTATCGAGGTCAATACCATAGGACAATAACTTCTTTCGAAGATATTGCCCGGCGCGTCCGATTAACTGTTTGTTTAGTCTGTCCTCGTCTTCCCCGGGGGCCTCCGCAATAAAAAGCACTCCACGTTTGCCCTCCCCGGTAGCCTCCATTTTTGGAGATAGACAATGCCGGTAGAGTCCACATGCGGCGCACCCAGTAAGACGACTAAGAGTATCTTTAGACTTGACTTCTTCTTTAGAGAAAAACCCCGGCATTTATTCCCCGCCCCCTATCTGTGTGCATACAACGTGAACGAAGTTGTCGTTGGAGAATTTCAGTCTGTTTACAGAAGCCACGGCAGCGCAACGGCTACTCAAGATAGAGCTTAAAAATGTGGGGTTTATGCGGAACGATACCGGCTCGCCGTCATAACGAACCCGGCTCCATTCCTCGAATGATTCTGAACGTGCACCGGAGAGTACCGAGCCCCGCACTACGATTTTGCCGTCCCCCATAGACACGCCGATTGAGGGGGTTCCTGACGCAGAATCTCCGGCAAAGATAGAGGCCCTTGAAATGATTTCAGCCATATCCTCCGGGAATTTTACTGTGCCCCCGGCAACCTCGAGGTTTTTGTTGAGATCCGGGAATTTGAGCTGCCCGTATGTGCGGCAGGAGAATAGGGTTCCAGATTCCGATGAGAAGTGTATCCACCCGTTTGCGATGGCGTACTGCACCGGCCCGGGGTTGTATTTTACGAGCTCTTTGGCGGCTGTAGCCGGGATGAGAAGGTCGTCGGTATGGAACAAATCCACTCCGCCGCCGAATATATATCTCGTCAACCTGAATCTGTCGCAGCTTTCAATGTGGTCTTGCGCCGCATGCAAGCAGGTAAGCACCGGCTCCGACATGTCCTTTCCTACGCTGAACAGGCAGCTTGCCATGCCTATCAAGAAATCCATAGGCAAGTCCTTCCAATCGAATTCGTCCCCGTCCCCTAAGAAGAGGGGGAGAACGATGTCCGGCTGGAACTGGATTGTGGCTTTGAACTTTTTCCCTTTTATCTCAAGCCCGCTTTCGGACGACGAGATGTCTAGCTCCGCCTCCTTTGTCTTCTTCAGCAGCGCAAACAGCTCCGCCGCACGCACAGCACCCTCGACATGAAAGTCTATGGGATGCGCTACCGACAGTTCATCATTGTATGTATGAACTTGCCCCCCCTTGAAAACGAAGCTGTCCGATTGTTCTATTAATGCCCGGGACGCCAACCCCGGATGTACCAATTCGAGCGTCTGCAATAACTTTACCCTGTTTGTGTTCATTTTGTAGCCTCCTCCGTCGTGTTTTAATCAAACTCTTCGATTGTCATTGTTAATGTTTTAGGCGGTTCGTGCCCTTTAACAATGCTCTTTATGGAAATGGACATGTTTTTTACTATATTAAAACAAGGCTCTTTGTTACTCGCCGTGCATTTCACGCTCTTATACCACGCGTCTGTTTTATTTTTCTTCACCAATTCCATTTTTATATGTGCAGCCATGTCGTCTCCTTTTATTTACTCGAATAACGGTCGTACTTCTTTGAAGTCGTCCCCCTTGTAGTAACAGAGAACCATCTGGTGTGTCCGTCCTAATTTTCTATATTTACTGAAAAAGCTACTTGTGCGCACCGCCAAGCTCCCCACGGCCGTAATCAGAACGGCGTCGTTGTATAGCCGCAGCCCGGCGTCCTTAAATGCAGCATTCGTATCGTCTATGAAGCCACGTAGCATGCCTGTGTCCTTATCTCTGAAGTCCCCTACAACAAAGCATGCGAACCGATTGTTTTTCAATAGGCTACAACTACGTTTGATTATGGAACGATATGACTCTAAAAAGCCCTCGTATGACATGGATGAGATATCCTTTGGGTCGTCGCTATACACTTCCAGGTTCCCGTATGGAGGGCAGCTAAACAGAAAGTCTGCGCCGCCCGGCTCCACGTGGCCTCGCGTAAGGCTACGGATGTTTGAACTGTCCCCGTTAATCCATGTGGGGGCCTTCGCGCCACGAGTGATTCCTTTGGCGTCCATATCTACCCATTGGGCCATGTTTGCCAAAACCTGGTTCTCGCTTAGTTCTACCCCGGTGTATTGATAACCAAGCATGCTCGCGACGATTCCCCGGACTGAACCCCCGGCGAATGGGTCTAGGATAGTGCCCCCGGGCGGGCACCACCAACTGTAGGCCAGCTCGCAGAGCACTGGGTCGAATATGCTTGTCCCCTTGAGATTGTTCTCCGGCTTCGCATTGGGGTCATTCGCCGCATTCTGCCGCCTTTGTTCCATGAGCTTGTTGAGTCCGTCTTGTGCTACAAACGCTGTAGCCGGGCCGGGCTTTACTTTTGGCTGATTTAAAATCTTGTTGGTGGAATCAACACCATAGGTGAGATACCCTTTCTTACGCTGCATCTTACCGGTGCGCAGCGTGTCAGTCTCCCCGGTAATTTCCCCTGCCATGTCCTGCCGCAGCATGTTCTTCTTCTTTTGGTCTACGGATACGGCGGCGTGTTCCGCTTTTATATCATGCACGCTTGCTAGGTCTCCGTAGAGTAATTGGTTTCTTTTTTGTTGGAGGGACGCATCCGGGTGGGTTTTTATCGATTCCGTATTATACAAAAGGGCCTTTGCCTTTTCGTCCTGCGTCAACATGCCCGCTTGGAACTTATGGAAGTCGGAGGATACGGTCTTGCTGAACTTCAACGCATTCTCCCCCCGGCCAAGCTCGCTCTTGATTCCCAGTTGCAGCCAAGCGTTTTTCCTGTCCTGCCATGCGCCCTCCCGAGCATTTAACACTGAGAACGGACTTACGATAAACCTGTCCTTGAACGTTAGGAGCAGCCGCTCAACACTTATATCAAACCCCCCTACTTCCTGAGGGTTGAAACGATTTCGTTTTGCCATGTTTATTCCCCTTTTAAATGAACTCGGAAAGCTACTCGATACTTCTGAAATAGCCTTTGTGCTACGTCGTTGTTGAGATACTGTTCTATTTCAAGTGTCTGTTTAACAAACTCTTCTTCTGTGCTTGGTTTGTATTCTGGGTATGTTGTCAAGTGTACGGTTCCCGTCGTTTGTTTATACGGAGTCTTCTTGTTGTTTGTTTTGCCCGGCATATTAGAAGCCCCCCTCCCTCTTTGGTGTAAACCCTGTTATTTTTCCTTCCTCGTGGAAGTCGTTGTATTTTCTTAATTCTTCGGGCAGCTTGCCAAGCCCCTCAGAGCCCAATACTATGTTGCATATTGTGGCTACAAGGCGTTGATGTATTTTGGGGTCGGCTTCCCCGTCAAGCTCCCTGTAGTAGTCAATTACGTTGTTGATGTATTTTACTTTGTTTGGTTTGTCCGAAATCATTTCGGTGTAAAGTGCCCGGGCCATACGCAGCATGTGAAGCAGTGCTGAATAACTCATGAATTGAGTGCGCCATAGAAAGGGCATGAGCATCGTGCCTACTTTGATATCCTCGCTGCGATAGTTGTAGTGGGTGCGCTCATTTATTACTAAAGATGTCGTCCCCTGCATGATGGAAAACCTTTTTCGCTGCATTGCAATCCTCCGTTTTCTCTGTATTTGTTGCTTAAAAATAGCATACAGTAAAAACGTTAAAAGTGCAAGCATTATTTTTAATCCTTAGCAATTATTTTTCTGGGAGGATACATACTCAGTCTCGCGTATTCCTACAATCCAGAACAGGTCCCCGGGCTGCAAGAATGGGAGGCACTTTGCTTCATAGTGAGAGTCTAGTCGTATGGAATCTAGCTGGGCAGTAACAGCGGGGGCGTGGTAGTCAAGGCCGCTGTTGGCCAACGTGACAAGCCAATCAACGCCCACAGGCCCGTACTTCCTTAATCTCTCCGTAGGATCGGCCCCGACCTTTATTCCCAGCACAGGAATACGGGAACCCAAATCTATTCGTAAGCCATTTAAAAGGCCCGCCAAAGACATCCCGCTGCCTACTGGGATAACGATGCGCTTGACTTCTTTTGGGATGTCCTTTACCTGTGTTCTCGTTTGATACACGGCCTCCCAGCACTCCATACCAAATGGAATGTTTGTCCAGTTCAAACGTTTAGCGTCTTCACGGGCTCGCGCAATGATGACGTTGTTGTACCCGGCCTTGTGCTGTACTATGGTGGCCCCGGCGTCCCTTGCGGATATAAGTTCCGGGGAGAGCTCCCCTTGAGGAGTATGTACTCGACATGGGATGTTTAAATGCTTCGCAATATGAGCCACAATGTTTACCTGGGGACTGGAGCGGCTGCCCGCTGTGCATAAACCAACGGCCCGTTGTGACAAGGCCCAACATGTGCGCACCTTACCTCCCCGGACGCCAGCTATCTCGAAAGTGTCTTCCCGTTTTACATATAGGCCCCGGGCGGCAATATATTCGATTGGAGTCAAGGGATTGTCGTCCCACTTTTTGTTACTATCTATGTCTAAATCAAACATACGGATTCCCCTCGGACTTGGACTAGAAAAGCCCCCTCCCATGCGAAGGGGGCTTTTTAGATGTAATGTAAATGCAACCCCCGATTATTTGAGGGTCAGGATTCCGTCCTTCTCCGTGGCGTAGCCCAAGAGGGTCAGGAGCTTGCGGGCGAATCCGAAATCCCAGGTGGCGATGTTCAGGTTCGTCTTGCCGCCGTTCTTGACATAGTTGGCGTCCGAAGCCGCTGCAATGTCTTTAACGGTTGCGCCGCTCTTGAGGGCCTCTGCCAAAGCCTTCACCCGGGTGTATTTATTGGGGTCGGCTTTGGGAGGAACGGGTTTCTTCTTGTCCTTCGCCGGGGCCTTTGCGGGAGCCGCTGCGGGTTTGAGATGAGCAAGATATCCGCCGTCTTCCAGATGCTTCCAGGTTTCGGGGGTAATCTCTTTCTTGTCCACCTCGGTGATGAGGGGGCAGCCATCTTTGATCCCGGCGATAATTACGTCCGCAGTCCCGTCGAGGGGGATTGCCGGGGCCAAGCCCAATACGGTGTTGAGCTCTGTTGCGACCTTGATGATATCGCCATTGTTTTCCGCCGGTGCGGGTGCCGGTGCTGCCGCTGCTGCGGGTGCTGCCGGGGCCTTCTCTGCTGCTGCTTTCTTTCTTGTTGCCATTGTGTAGCCTCCTTTAAAATGTTGTTTGTTAGTTTGTGTCCTCTTTTCCAATGTTGAGTGTAATATAGTATACTACTAGAAAAAAAGCAAGGTTTATTTTTAACTTTCTTTACCTTTCTTTTTGTATACGACTACACTTGCACCCAAATCCTCCACCGAGAACTCTCGTCGTGTTCCATGAGCTTTATGGCAAAGCTTCGATATCCCTCTCCCCCGGGGTCGTTTCTTGATTTAGTAAAGGTGATAACGAAATGCGCCCCGCCGCCTTCCGTATCCTTTGGCTTCTTTAGTTTGATGGTGTTGTTAAGTGCGTCTTCCAATGACGAGGCCCCACGTTGATCTCCACTCTTCCCTGCATGGTGCACAATGATTACCGTAATGCCTATGGCCCGCAGTCGCACGATCCAGTTGCTCAACATCGACGTCAACTGGTTGTCGTTTTCATCGCGCCCGGCTGTTAAGCTGCTGAGATTGTCCAGTATAAGAACCTTTATTCTCTTGTTGGCATTCAGAAAATCGATGATGCGTTCCTGCCACTCGGGTTTCATAAGATTTACGGCCTTTTTGTATTTCTCTACGTAGTCCGGGCTGCTAAAGACAAGCAATGGGAATTTCCTGCTCTCCGGGCCAAGCGGCCCTACGATTTGTCGAATCCTGTCCTGCATGTCGAAGAATCCCATTTCCCCGTCCATGTAGAGAACGCCCCCGGGATGTTTTACTACCCACGGGCCTATCTCGATATCCTGATACTTCTCTCGGGTAAGAGAAACGGCTATCATCAGAGCAAGCCAGCTTTTTCCTATCCCCCGGGCAGCGTAGATAAGATTGAGACTCCCCTCACGCAACCACGGCCACAGAAATGCCCGGGGGACTTTTATTCGTTCATTGAGAAGATTTGTGCTTGACTTCATGGACTCCGAAAAGGATGTTGTTGTTGTATCGAAGTCTGTGGCTACGAAGTCCCCCACTCGTTGGACAATACTATCCACGCTTTCCTTTTGATCGAGGCCGTATCCTATATCCGAATACAAAAGACTTACGGAGCGGAACTTGAAATACTCAACGGCCTCGCTAATGGCAAACTCGACGTCCAGTGCGTGCGCCCTTTCCTTCTCATGGCTGCTGCTTAGACGTGTAAGAAACTGTTCTATAATGTCGGCGGTGGCCGGGGCAAGCCCCTCCCGGACTCGTCGGTCGAAGATGTCCTGTATATGAACCCCGGGGGCCTTTTTGAACTCTGCGTAGTGTTCTATGCACCAGTCGGCTACCGTTTTTGTGTAGGAGCCTTCAACATAATCTGCGTTGTATATTGGAATGATTCCTTTTAAAAACTCCGTGGATGTTATCATTGCGATAAGAATCGCGTCTTCTTGAGATGTGTTTATAGTTTCCTCGGTAACAGCACCCATTCTATCTCTTCTCCCTTCGGTCGCTTCCCTGCAGTTCTATAACATCGCACATCCCCATAATGCGGGACGCAATTCGTTCGCTGTAGCCCCCGGCAATGCTTTCCAATTGAATGTTGCCCGATACTATGGTTGGATACTTGAAATTCCAACGATGGTCTATAATACGATACAATGTTTGGAACGTCCAGTCCGAAGCCTGCTCTGTCCCAAAGTCGTCCAGGTAGAGCCAGCAGGCCTCCGCATATTCGTTGTAAACATCCTCCTCCGTTTCTTCCATGCCCGGGCCTTTGGTGAACGTTTTCTTTATCCTAGACAACAGATTAGGAACGTTAGTAAACCGGGCGTATGAACGATCTACTGGAAACTCTTTCTTGGAGTCTAGAATGGTCTGCCGTATAGCAAGGGCCACCATCAGGTGTGTTTTGCCCACGCCGGGGTTACCCACGATATACAAAGAGCGTCCGGGCAAGGCCTGGTGCGCCGCCTTGAAATCAGATAGAGACACCTGTTGATAGCGTGGGGGTATCTCAAGTTCCCGCATGCGCAGGGACAGCCGGGC